GCGCAAGACGCACCCGTCGCTTGCCCGGTCACAGGTTCGCTTTTTCACGCTTGCCCCTAACGGAGAGATAAAGGAACTTACTTTCAACCGATGACCAACCGCGAAAATATTAAGCGCCTTGTGGAAAACATCACGGGCTCGTTAGCCACCGTCCAGCATATCGCCGGACGTTATGAACAGCACGACGCCGACATCATCACGCTGTCGGATTTAAACCGCTCGGCCATCACTGAGCTACAGGTCTTCACCGATCACATCGAGACGGCTGACGAAGCCGCTGCGGTCAAGCCGCTGCACGACCGGGTACACGTCCTCGTCGTTCAACTCCGCGTCCTCCGCAATACGCTTGAGGCCATGGAGAACGCAGCCGAAGCCGCTCTGGAAGATGTGCGCCGCATCTCGGCCAGCGTCGAGGGAGCCAACCCCGACGACGACGCCCTATAATTTCCACCAACCCAATAACACACCACACCACAATGCGTATCCCACCCGAACCCATCACCCACCGCGTCCTGTATGACGGGATTCAGGCGCTGAACTACTCCGGCTCCAAAGAGCTGCTGAAGTCACCGGCCCACTATCAAGCCTACCTTAACCAGGAGCGCGAGGAGACCAAGGCCCTCCGCATGGGCTCGCTCATCCATTGCGCCGTGCTCCAGCCTGACCTCCTCAATGAGAAGTTCGTCACGGCCCCCGAGTGCGACCGCCGCACTAAGGACGGCAAGGCTACCTACGAAGCCTTCCAGTCCTCCCTCAAGCCCGGTATGACGGTCGTCAGCGCCGAGGAGTCTGCCGAGTGCCACATCATCGCGTCAGCCGCCAAGCACGCCCTCGAGCGTGCAGAGGTCACCTTCGAGCTGACCGAGTTCATGTTCACGACCGATCACTGCGGCGTGCAGCTGAAGTGCGCCATCGACGGCGTCGGCACCGATGGCTACCTCTACGACCTGAAGACCACCGAGGACGCGTCCCCTGCTGGCATCCTCAAGTCCATCCGGGCTTACCGCTACAACCTCCAAGCCTACTTCTACCGCCTGTGCTTCGAGACGGCTTTCGAGCGCCGCGTGCTTGGCTTCCGCTTTCTCTTTGTTGAGAAGGTTCCACCCTACGCCACCGCCTGGGTGGAAATCGGCCCTGAGCTGATGTCCTACGCCTGCTCCGACTTCGAGAAGGCGCTGCAGACCTACCGCGAGTGCACGACGCTCGGCGAGTGGCCTGCCTACGGTGACGAAGTCCAGGTCATCGACATTAAGGGCCCGTCCACCTCCACCGCTATCACCTTTGCCTAACACCAACATGACCACCGAAAACAACGACCGCCCCCCGCTCACCTCCATCTCGACCAACGGCACCTACCGCCTGAAGCTCATCAAGCCCAAGTTCGAGAAGGTCAAGGTCTGGGAGGATGGCACCTGCTCCGCCCGCCTCTTCTTCGTCGACGACAAGGGCTTCTGCCTCTCCAAGAACTTCTCGACCAAGTACGGCAAGGCCCTCGCCATGCTCGTCGGTAAGTACTCCGGCAAGTTCACCGAGGAGATCAGGCTGGATGCTACCGCGGCAGAGTATCTGCAATATTTAGAGCCCGCCTGCGGCCAGACCATCCTCGTCGGCGTAGAGTGCGAAGCCAATGGCGAGTACAACGGTCGCCCGCAATATAAGTACAAAATGACGTATCCTAAGGGGTCGCAAAAACCGACGGTGCCTGACGCGCTGCCCCCCGAAGGCGTTAACTTCTAAGGCCGTGACCGAGACACCCCCACCGATGGCCGCCCCCACTCTCGTCCTGATCAGTGGGTTCGCCCGGGCAGGGAAGGACACGCTGGCCTCGGGCCTGCTGGAGTGGTCGACCCGCCCTGCCGAGCACATCAACTTTGCCGACGCGCTGAAAGAAGCCGGTAACCACTTCATGGATTACCTCGGGCTCGACGGCAACTTTATGAACGAAGAGTTCAAGTGCGAGAACCGCGACACCCTGGTCAACATGGGCAAGTTCGCACGGCGCCTCGACAAGGATGTCTTCGCCCGACACTTCGCCAACTGGGTGCCGGTGATGAAGCACCATGATCAGGTAAGCCCCGAGACCGTGGTCTGTTCCGACTGGCGCTACATCAATGAGCTGCGGGTCTGTCAGGACATCCTCTGGGAGAAGGGCTGGAAGGTCCGCACCGTCTACGTCTCCACCGCCGGAGTCGGCCCCGCCAACGATGAAGAGCTGGACAGCATCGCCGAGATACGCGCCTCGCACCTGTTCGACCAGGAGTATATCTTTAAGCAGAACGCCCGTCAGCAGATCATGTCCGAAGGACGCATCCTCGCAAAGTCATGGAGGCTCTAACCCTTGAGACGGTGGCATGGGCTCGCAAGGTCGGCCTGTCCCCTGATCGCGTCGCCTTCCTGCTGGCCTGTCCCAAGTACACGGTGAGCAAAGGCCACCGCAAGTCTGACCGCGTCATCACTGACAACCCGAACCACCACTTGCAACGCCTGGGCGACTGCTACTGGTTCCGGCTACGTCGTCGCGGCACTGACATCGTCGAGAACATCGGCCACGACCTCCTGACCGCCCGCCAGCGCCGTGACGAGATGCTTGCGGCCTTCGACTCCGGCCAGCCCATCCCTCACCTAAATAACAAATGAGCACCCCCATCCGTTTCGTGGCCTTCGGTGATAACCACGGTGACATGGCGGACCATGAGGCCACCGACGCTCTCTGCGAGTTCATCAAGGACTACAAGCCGACCGTGCGCGTGCACCTCGGCGACTGCTTCGACTTCCGATCGCTTCGCCGTGGCGTAGGCAATGACGCTGAAGGTGCCGAGTCCCTGATGGCTGACATCCAGGGCGGAGAGGACTTCCTCGCCCGCACAAAGCCCACCGTCTACCTGATGGGCAACCATGAGCACCGCACCGTGGCCCTCCAGCACACGTCCGGCTCGGCCATTGTCCGCGACTACTGTGCCGACCTCGAGGCCCGCATCAAGACCGCCGCGAAGAGCTGCGGAGCCAAGACCATTCTGCCCTACCACGCTGAGAAGGGCGTCTTTCGACTCGGCCCCGTGGCCTTCATCCACGGTTACGCGCACGGCCTGAACGCCACAGCCGAGCAGGGTAAGCACTACGCTGACCGGGGAGGTGCTCTCATCCACGGCCACACGCACACGCTCGCCCAGGTTAACTTGACCAAGGCCGAGGGTGGCGCCGCGTTCTCCGCTGGCTGTCTCTGCCAGAAGGACGCTATGGCGTACGCATCGCACCGCCTAGCCACCTCCCGCTGGGGCTCAGGCTTCGCAGCTGGATGGGTCGACGGCCAAGACTGGAAGGTCTGGCTTGTTCACCGCGTCGGCAAGAAGTGGGTCTGGACGACCGACCTCAAGGTCTACACCCCGAAGAGCAAATGAAGCCGTTTGACGCTCGCGGCCTAGTCGACGCTTTGCGTGGTGCTACCGTGCAGGACCTAGACGGCTGGATCAGAACCAAAGACTTGCTGCCCCTTATCGGCGTGAAGACCTTTGCCGGCATCCGCACGCCCCTTGAACGCATCGTCAAGGCTGGCTTTGCGGAGGTTAAACTCATCACGAAGAAAAATCTAGCCTACCGCCTGTCAAAGAAGTTTAAGACCTGGGACGCCGCCCACAATGCCGCCATCGAGCTCAACCGCTTTAAGGCTCCCGCTGGCTGGGTCACGCTCACGCAGTACGCCCGCAAGCAGCGCCGCACCGTCCGAGGCATCCAGTACCGCGTCGACGGCATCGACATCGACACCCGCGTCTACAAGACGCCCCGCCCTGTCCCGCACTACCGAAGCACCGACCTCGACCGTCTCTTACGCAAAGCACCTTGACCTCGGGCACCCACGCCCACAAACCCACACCCCTTCTTCCATGACTCCTCCGAACAACGTGCCGGCGGAACGCCACCTCCTCGGCGTCCTCCTCCGTGACGCGCTCCCTCTCCCCAGTGATCTCAAGCCCTCCGACTTCTTCGAGCCTGTCCACCAAGACATTTACGCGGCGGCCTTATCCCTGGCTGTCGACGGTGTCCCTGCCGACGAGCTCACCGTCAGCCAACGCCTACGCGAGGCCCGCTCCCTTGTGGACGCTGCCACCGTCTCACTCCTGGTCAGCGATGCCGGTGCGTCGACATATCGCCCTGAGCACGTCGACCTCATTACCGACGCCGCCCTCCTCCGTGAGGCATCTAACGCGGCTAACAACGCCACCGACCCGGATACACTGCTCGACCACTATGCTCGTCTGGCAGATAAACGCAAGGGGGCCAAGACCCGACACGGCCCGCAGCGCATGGACTTCGACTACCTCCTCACCGCTGACCGTAAGAACGACCCGAACAACATCCTCGGCAACCGCTGGCTCTGCAAGGGTGGGTCACTCCTGATCGTCGGCCAGTCAGGCACTGGCAAGTCGTCGCTGATGATGCAGGCCGCCGTGCACTGGGCCCTAGGCCGTGACTTCTTCGGCATCAAGCCAGTGAAGCCCTTGCGCTCAATCATCCTGCAAGCGGAGAACGACGCGCTGGACTGTGGCGAGAGTCTGCAAGACGTGGTGGCAGGTGCCTACCTCGACTCTGCCGAGATCGCGCAGCTGAAGGAACACCTCGCCATCTACCGCGACACCGTCAGCACCGGCACGGCCTTCACCGCCGCGCTCAAGGCTCTCATCATCGAGCACAAGGCCGACATCGTCTTTGTCGACCCTCTGCTGTCTTTCGCCGGCATCGACGTCTCTGACCAGGAGCAGGCGTCTAAGTTCCTACGTCACGACCTCGCTCCGATCTTGCTGGATACAGGCGCCGTCCTCGTGGCCATGCACCACACCGGCAAACCCAAGTCATCCAGCGATAAAGAAGGCCACACCGTCGCCGACCTAGCCTACGCGGGCCTAGGCTCCTCCGAGTTCACTAACTAC